ACGGATGATGGAGGTTCCGGCTCTTGCGTATCCTCCGATGAGGTGGATATAACCGAGACCGTAAGCCCCGAATCCAGGAATGTACGTGTACTGGACGAAGTGCTGTCGCTTGAGTTTCTTTTTGTCGTCTTCTTCCCAGTTTCTACGAATTGCAAGAACCGTTTGAGTCCCCCGCTCAACCGTGACCACATACGGCAAAGGAACTTCATCTTCGTACCCCGGCATGTCCCAGTCTACGTGGATCTCCAATACCTGATACCGGTCATCATCGGTAAGGGTATACCCTTGCTCCTCGGCCTTTTTCTTCTCAATGTCAGTGAAGAACCTGACAGGCTCACCCAGTTCTACGTCCCTGTAAAACTCTGCTACCTGTAGTTTCTTGATCTCGTTCTCAGTCTTGCGCATCACGTGGGTCACACGCTCGGCTGTATATACGTTTGACGCCCCGTAAGGCATGATCAAGTCTTCAGCCGGGACAAACGGGGCCGCAGGCAGTTCCGTACTGGGGTTTGGGTAGATCTTCTTGAACGCCGACCCAGCAAGGCCAAGGGAATACAGCATCCGCTCATGTTCGGACCTGTAGTCAATCATCCGCTCGGTCAGCATGTAGTTCATGTCGTCACGAACTCGCTCTGCCGCCTCTTCTTTCAGCCGGTCAATCGCCCCGATAATCTGCGTTTTCACCGGGCCTTGCGCCGGGAACGTCTCAGTGATCATCTCCGACTGAAAACGGATCGCCGCTTCAGTCAAAAGCGGTGAATACACCCCGCAAGCCCCGTTCCACGGCTCAGTACGTTCTTCGTACTTCATGCCAAGGACTTCCAAGCCCTTGACAAACATATCTGTCCAGTCTTTGCGACTGTTGATGTCCGCATCTACGAGGGAAACAAGCTCAGAAGCCAGGGATTGAAGCTCCCCGTCGTCCATGTACTCCGCAAGATTTGCGTCGAATGTGTCCGCAGTCTCAGGTTCTGGCATCAGTTCAATCTCAACCCCGTCAATCCCAATTTTTACGCTCTCAGGATCTTCAATTTCAATCTCCAGAGCCGGTTCTTCGGTCATGACACCCATGTCAAGGGGAATCATTTCGGGAGAGAAGTTCGTTGCCATCTGTAATCCTCAGTAAAACGCTACTTTTCGCTTGAAAGACCGCATTTCGTCCTGTTCGTCTGTCTGTAGACGCAGGAAACCACCCTGCCGGAAGCGGATCAGGGCCTGAACAGCACTGTCTACGTCATCATCATGGGGTGCGTTGGGGAAAGCGGCCATGTTTTCGATGAGTTCTCTAGCCCACCGGGTGTCTGGAGCCCAGACTTTACCTGATTGGAACAGGTCTGCCACAGAATTGATACGGACAAACTTGTCGTTCCCTCTACTTGGGGTGTACTCAGACACCGGAATGCCCATCGCCCGCAGTTCAAAGATCAGCGGAGCCCCTGCAGCTTTGGCTTCCACGATGAAAGCATCAGGTTCCCACTCTCTATAGTGAGCCAGTGCCTTTTCTTTCAGTTCAGGGAACTCCATCCGCTTCTGGAAGCAGTCCAACAAGATGATATTTACGTCATTTTCATCTTCGTTCATGTTGAACACACCCCACGTAGTACACGCAGAGTAGTCGTTTCGCTCACCTTTAGTAAAGGCAGTGTCCCAAGACTGGATGATGAACTCACATGAAGGAGGCTTCTCCTTCTCCCAAATCTTCCACCACTCTCTTTTGACAATAGCTCCCTCTTCAGCGGTGGGATTCTGTTGGTACTGAGCGTTCCACTTACCCGGTGGCAACTCATCTCTTAGAGCAGACAGTTCCTCATACGACCAGAACTCAGGCCATAGGGGTTTACCCGAAGGCATGATGGCCGGGAGTTCAATGACTTCCCACTGATCTTCTTTTCCTAGTTCGCCAGCGGTCTTTAGGATCTTTCCCGTCAGGTCACTCTTCGACCATCGGGTCATGATGACCACAATAGCCCCACCCGGCTGGAGACGCTGACGCGGGCCAGATGAGTACCATTCAAACACGGAGTCATAAACCTCCGGTCTGCCAGCGGCTAAAGCAGCCTCCTGTTCCGAGTGCGGATCGTCAATGATAAGAAGGTCCGCACCCTTACCCGTCATGGTTCCACCAACACCAATAGCGAAGTACTCGCCATTCTTATTAGTAGCCCAACGTCCTGCAGATTTAGAGTCCTGCCTCAAAGCCACATCCGGGAAGATCTTTGCGTACTCCTCCGACCCTACTAAGTTACGAACTTTCCGGCCAAAGTTCACCGCCAGATCAGCAGTGTTAGACGCTTGAATAACTTTCTTCTCAGGATACCGGCCAAGGAACCAACTAGGCAATAGGTACGAACCGAACTCACTTTTTGTATGCCGAGGCCCCAAATTTATGATCAGCCTCTTCAACTTCCCCTCAGCAATCTCCTCAAACTTCTTCGCCATCACCGCATGATGCCGGCCATGAATGAACCCCGGCCACATCTTCTTCACATACGCCATGAAGCTCTTCTGGCACTTCTCCCTGTCCACAGCATCTTTGTAATCTTGTACCTGCTGTAACAGCTTCTCCTGATCCGCAGGAGACAGACTCGCCACTAGATCATCTAGTTTCATTCCATCCCCCGGAATGAAATGTAAGTCGGCCGCACAGACCTCCCCATCCCCTCAACCCTCTTCAAAGCTCCTAGCTTCACCAACCTGTCCACGATCTTCTTTGTAGACCCCAGCCCAGGCTTACCCCTCAACTCACAAATGTTCCTCAGGCTCGGCCCGTACCCAAACCGGCACCACCACACATCTATAGCCAAAAACACTTCCTTCTGAGCCTCAGTCATCCCCATCTCCAACACCTCCTCCTTGGACCCATACACCTTCCTCAGAGGACTCTGCAACACTTTCTTCGTGCGCCATTTTTTGACGTTTTCCATTACAAATCAACAACTTAGCGCACACTCTTAAAGCATTACTTTACTTCCGTTAATTTTAACGGTCGCCAACTTTTTACCCACCTTACAACCCACGTTTTCCAAAAAGTCCTTACAAATCATAGACTTAGCCACGGTTCTTAAAGTACTTTATGTCATCCGTTAATTTTAACGGCACCCAAATTTGCTCCCAAAATTTTTGCTACCCCCCACCACTTTTTGTTTGGCGAGTGACGGGGGGGTGTTCTGTAAAAAGACCGGACAGTTGGAGTGGAATAGTATGTTCAAGGCAGCGGGACTCCTGCTGCGTCATCGGGGGGGTCCGGGTGCGGTGGGGTCTCGGCGCTGGGCTCCGTCGTTTCGTCCGGGGCTGCAGCGTTAAATTTAACGCTAAGCTCGGCTAGCAGTGAGTCCGCGTCGGCCTCGATGATGGTAGCGTCCGTTGCGCCTGCGGATATCAGGCCGCGTAGCTCGGCCATTACCTTAGCGCGGGCATCTTCGCTGGATGTTATTACCCGCGTCTCCTTGTGTTCGGTGAATGCATGAACCTCGGTAATCTGGCCAATAGTCTTGAGGGCCTGCAGGCGCACGGCGTCTTTGGTGTCATCCTTCAAAGCTATTTCCACCAATCCCTTGATAACTAAAGAGCGAAGCGCTGCGGGGGTACGGTGTTTCTCGCTCTCTATCGCCAAGGCATAGGCGTCTATCTCTTTTTGGATTCTTTCGTCACGCATAAGAATGTACGGGTGGCGGGTTAATGTGTGCTTACTGGTGGCGTCATAGCTGGCCCGGAATGCGTCAGCTTTGGTGGCTCCCATAGCTACAGCCCTTGCGAAGTTCTTTTGTTTGTGAGTGAGACTACCTGAGACGGTCTTACCTAAGATCGCCTCTATCGGTAGTTCTTTGGCTGCGGCCTCTAGCGTCTTACGGCTTAGCTTCATAGGTGTTATCCCTACTGGGTGTTTATACAGTATAGGGGAACAGGCAGGGAAGATGCAAGACTGCTACTCGCTACGCTCGTTGCAAGGCCCGGCGCGATGCCATCCCCGCACGGCGCGATGCCATCACCAGGCCACCACTGTATGAAAACACAGCAGGGTTTGTCCCTAGTGACAAGGACCACACAAGGACCACAATGCACCCATGCGTTGCACGGTGCAGCGCACTACAGGAGATAGACATCATGACACTTGGAACGGTTTTGCCTACCCGGTCAGCATTGAATCGAGGCGATGCTCACGCCGCAGAGATTGACCGGCAAAAAAACAAGATCGCATCATCTTTGCGCGGCTGCGATGTTA